AGCGGCTGACTGCCGCCAATACTGTTCACGAAACCGGTAAACACCCATTTAGACCCGTCCGGAAACGTCAGAGTCCATGACTCAGATGTTCCTGCCGAAAACAGACTCTCAAGGGTAGCGATTCCCGCTTCTGTTTTTGCCTGCGCAATCGTGAACGGGATAGACCCACCGTCGATAAGACCGGCAATAAATGTTCTCCAGAGTCCTGAACCGTATGCAGTGTCCTCAATGTCGCCGCGGCTAAATGAATAGTCGCCAATTGTCAGCACGGTCCCGAGAGTTGTTACGGTCGTGCTGAGTAATGTACTAGTTTTTCCAATGCTTCCCATGATAAATTACCTACTTTTTTGAGTAATAAAATTAATTGAATACTCGTTTGTTTCGCCCGCTCCAGTCTGTACAAGACCCAAATAATACGGCGGGGTGCTCATCCGAACGGATTGATAAAAATTCCCGTTGATCGTTTCATTCGCCCGGTTATCGAGCGCGGTTATTATGGTATCAATAACCGTGTTCGCGGCAGATTTCGAAGCGTTGTGCACGATGATCTGGAATGATGGGCGGTCGAATGTAACGGTTGTTGTATGTCCACCGTGGCATTTTATCGGACTAAACCCACCTGTTTCCATAATAGCCACTGCGTTCTGGACTGACATATCAAGATAGTTCTTGTTAGCCGTCACCTCGGCAGTGGTTAACAAGGTTTTTATATCGTCACCAACGCTCATGGTTTCGCCTCCATACAATACTCCCTCATCGACTGTAAAAATTCACGTTCGAAGTTGTTCCGGGCGGTTTCTAAAAACTTGGCTTGTCCGACCTTGTGCCTGACGTTTGTTCGTTCGTGCAGAGGGACGGCATACAATACGCCCTTTGATTTTGGGTTAACTGTTCCCGTCTCGACTCCGTGCCGTTCAAACCCAACTGCAATTTCAAGGTTGCCGGATTCGTTAACATAGACGTCAGATACAAACGACCGGGCGCGCATTTCTCCAACATCTACCGGTGTTAGTTTGACCGCCTCCGCCGATAGTTCTCCCCCACACTCCTTGAGACCCTGAATCACTTTATCCAGCATATCATCAGTATATCTATCAAGTTTCGCGGTGAGTCCCTCGACATTAGCGATATACATCCCGCTATCCTTTTTAGTAACGGTTGTAAGTCCAGTCATACCATAACCTCCGAGTGCCCAAATACACCCGCGCGATCGTACCCGTAGTTAACACCGATAACTGATTTTATCGTGCCATCTGGGAACGTGATCTTATCCTCTTTGCCGATTAAAGCCTCGATGAACACGGTGGCGGTAGATGTGACCTCCGTCCCCGTTGCGTTGTATGTCCGTCTGATAGTGTAATCTATCCGGCATGCATGGGTTACGGGAGTGCCATATGTGGCGTCACCATCTTCACGCGATACAAACGGGGCAACCGTTACGGTCTGGTTCAGGAGTCCAGATATTGGGTATGATGCCATATGTTTATACCCCCGCCTGATTAAAGCGTCTTAAAACCACGTGGCGTGGCTCTGTAACGTGCCTGTAATCCATTGTTGTTTGGTTGGTGGTGTTAAACATCATACTCATACCCATGTTTTAGAGGGGTCCTAACCCGATTATGTAAATTATCCCGGAGGCAACAACTGCACCGATGGAAGAACATACAGCCGCTACAAAGACGTTACTCAGTTGCTTTTTATCAGTCGAGCAGTCGCGGATATTGGCTTCGATGTAATCAATCCTCGTTTCGATGCGTCCCAGTCTGTCAATCACGTTGTCTTCGAACGATCTTGACCGGTTGGGGAGTTGGGGTGTATGTGCGCTGTTGTAGTCCTCAGTCATAACTTAAACCCCAGTAGGGTATGACGTCGGAAGAGCATTCTTCGGCGTCCTCGTGGATAACTCCGGTTGCATAAACTGAAGTTATATCGTTGTTCACATATTTCTGTATCGCCAACTCGTATTTTGCAAGATATCCGTCGCTTTCGGTCTGTGCGCCATATCCCCATGCGGAATTACCTATCTTCTCGGATGTAATTACCCGTGGTCCGTCTATGCCTGATATCAGATACGCAATATACCAGCACATGGCAAAGGTCGCATCTAAACCAGATATTCCCGGAGCGTCTTGATACACGCGGTTATATGCAATGGCGTAATACGCGCCGTTTGTGGTATCATCCGTTAATGTGTATGGGGTGATGAGCGGCATTAAATGTATTACCTCCGAAAATCCCGCTGATACAACACCATACGCATCATATGCATCCGTGTCATAATCAATCAAGATAATCACGTCCGAATACTGACATCGGTCAGGATAGTTACGTTTTCAGCGGTTGGATTGGTCATTTTTATAAGGTAGACAGATCCCGCCTCAAACATAACGGTGAACTCTTTTGACCCGACAAATTTCAGAGTGCCGTCAACCGAGGCATTAACGTCCCTGAGGAGTGTTCCCGTGGCTAATCCTGCTTTAGATAAATCAGCGTGGTAAATCTTCGAATCAGTGCCATCGGTAAACGTCGGCGTTTTGTAGATGGAATATGTGACCTCGTCGGAAGAGCCATACACATGACATATCCACGGGTTACCCGCGGGTACTGTAATTACCGATACGGCAGACTGGTTGGCGATGATCGTGCGAGATAACGATGTGCGATACGGAAAAACGTTCTGGGGGGATATAGCATCCACTAAACTCCCCATAACGCCCTTTATATTGTCTCGTGGCAAATTAGTCATTAAAAAGACCTCTTATTTAACCGGATTAACCAATTGTCGTCTCGACGACGCCTTTGTTATAACTGCCGGACTGACGGATGTTAGATTTGACAGCATTCCAGACGTTTGCCTGCAGGATAGTCGAACGGGTGTCTGGGTCGTCGTAGACACGGGCTTTATACTGACCCTCAAAGAGGTATGCGCCGGGTGCTTCGTTGGACACGAAATACACAGAATCAGCGTCGATAGTGTCAAGGACAGTAGACATGACGATCGGGACGTTATAACCCGGAAGCATGTTAATGCCGTTCTGGACGGTCATACCAGAAACTCTGTAAACACTGGAATTGACGGACGACATGATCTGACCGTATGCCTTTGCACCGCATGCAATACCGGTCAGTCTGTATGGTGAGAGTTTGCCAACTGCATCTGCGACCGCGTCGAGGAATGAAACCCCGTCATAATCCCACGTGGTTCCTGCCGTCGGGGTAAGGTCAAGCGCTTTTCCAATTTTGTAATCAAGCTTGGATGCGAACCCAACTGCCGCGTTCGCCTTTGCGAGTGACATGGGGTCGGCAATGGTCGGGTTCATCAGTGCCTCATCTGAAAATGCAATGCGCATCTCATCAGCGTAAAGGTCTACATCAATTGACCCGAAGTCCGGTGACTGGACGTTAGACGCTTCAAACTCCCGCAGGTCGGTTGCGATACTGACCGCGTCCATAGTGGACAGAGAGACCTTGGTTCCATTGACAGCAACACGTTTAATGATTGCCGGGTTCATTAACGAGCCGTAGCTCTGCGATGCGATCAGAACGTCATTGATAATCTGACGCTGATAGAGGACATCCTTAAGTTTGTCCGCTGTAATAATTCCATTAACTGCCATTATGCGCTCAGTACTCCCGTAATATGATTGAGTTTGATAAGTGCGACACCATTGGCGGCTCCTGCATCAAGAGCAATACCGAGAACATAATCTGCATCAATATCTGCAACTTCTGCGGTTCCGGTAGAGGAACTAGAAACGAAATCGAATGCATCTACACCGGTCGCGTCACATTTGACACCGACCATACCGTCGATACAAACACGGATAACGTCACCGCTTGCCGATGCGGCATCGAGTGCGACACCGACAACTCCGGTAGGTTCTGCACCGGCATAAAGTGCCACAGCTGGCGCCGCTCCGGACGGTGCGATCACAACGAAATATCCTTTCGTGATTGCCGCGGACGCCGTTGCCTTAATGACATACGCGCCGGGCTGAATTTCCCCTAAATTATAAGCCATTTTTATTCCTCCAGCGGTCTGTAACCGATTTTTTCTTCCTGCTGTTTCACGTTCGCGAGCATAACTTCTCTCTCGGAGGCAGAACAAGCGCACGAGCCTTCGGCAGTTTTCACATTGCCGATTTTCGCGTTGAACTCGGTCAGCTTCCGTGCGAACCCAAGTGGGCTGGTTTCAGCGAGTTCGCGGGTTTCAGCTTCGTGTTCTGCGTCGACCCATGCCGGCGGAAGAGTGTTCTTAAGTGCGGCCCATTCGCTGTCTTTCTGTGCCTTGATGGTCGCGGCTTTCAGTGCTTCGTGTTCGGCACTAATTGCCACATTCGCGGCTTTCAGAGTTTCAATCTGTGCGGTAAGTGCCGCGATCTCTGGGTTGATGGTATTTTCCATTTTTGCCTCTGGTTTCGAGTCGTGCTCTGTCACATCCGGTTTGGTGTTACAGAGCTTCTCATAAATTGCTTTGAGCAATCCTTTTGATTCTGTATCTGCTGTTTCGGGTTCCATTACGGTCTCCTGTTTCACATTTAAAAACATCGCGCCGTTATCGTTGGAATAACAATTCGGGCAGGCTCCCTGTTCGAAAACAAGGAGGTGATTCGGTCGGACATTTCCAGTTATTTTCCAACTGTCCTTACCACTTTCCGGCGATATATCAGAGTAGAACCCGGTCGACGGGGCAAGTTTGCCGAGTTTCGCGAGTTGTTCGGCGTGATCGTCGGTAAATGTAATAACTCCGTCCATTCTCGGCGTACCGGTCGGTGCGATATTGGCAGAATTGATAGTGCCGACATATCGAAAACCTTCCGGCAACGGAGAACGGGTAGAGACTAAATCCATGTCAGGATGCTTTATAGGCATACCTGCTACAGCCTCAGCGAAAATAACCGGAATATTAGTCCACGTTTCAGTGTTTGTAAACGCTTCGGGAGTATAAAATACCTGTTTACCGTCGTTAGAGAGATACGTCCCTAACCGTTGTAAAGTCAGCGAATGCTGATATGGCTCTCCCATATATAGGTATGTGCGGTATATAGGTATTATGCTTTCGTCAAAAAAGAGATATTATTATTCGTATATCTTGTTTACGATATCGGATATAGCATCCAGATACCCCTTGTAATATGATGATTTGTATGCTCTCCAGTGCGGTCCGTCTACTTCTTCGGCGCACTCTTCTATATTTTTCTTGAGAGGGATTATCTTTAAGATAAGTTCCTTTTTGTCGATAGTGTCAGCCATTTTATTCTCCATTTCCATTTTTAAGCAAATCTTTTTTCTCGATGATGCACATAATGCAATTCTCCCGGCAACATTCGTGTGGGTTACCAAACCCGTATGGTCTACACCATCCTCCCTTATTGTAGGGGCAGACCGTATGATCTACAACGATATACCATGATTCTGTCATTCATTCACCTCCATTTTTGGATACATACCTCATACAAATAATTGATATATGCTGAATATGCCGAACATCAACAGAATAAAACCAGCTAGCCAGATACTTACAATAATCGCACATAATACATCTCTCAAAGTTTTATTCTGATACGGTATATCTTCTCGCATCAATATTACTGATATTACACGTTTCATACCTTCGCCTCTTTCCTAGATCCGGGGGCATACCTCGTCGCAGATGTCCACACAGAGTCTGAATCCAAGTTCCTTACATGCATACCGCATTGGCAGTCCCGGGGTGTTCATATAAACCAGTTGCATATGGTCACACTCCTTACATCTCGCGTTTCTTGCGGCATCGTTTGCCAACTCGACCGAAGGAGCTGACGTATGCAACTCAAGATCCATCGGTTTACCACCCAACAAACACAATCAGGAATCCGATAATGATAACTATCATCGTCAGGGTGTTCAGTGCAGGGGATAATTTATTCAACATATTCTCTGTCTCGCGTCTGATGTTGATGTCAAACCCGATCACCTGAAGTGTCGCGGACACAACCGATAATCCGAATGCGATAATCAACGTCGTGGTCAGGATTGTAAGTGAGTCTATCATTCTTGTTTCTTCTCCGTGCCCACCTGACTCATCAGGCTGGGCTGTCCGGGAAAAAGGGTTAGAAATTGAAAATTCTCAACCCGTAATCTTGCAGGAACGTGCAATCATCATCTGAAACTTCACTCCCAAACCGGATAGTAACGCCGTATTTACCACATTCAACCATTATGATATTATGCCAATCATATGGGCAAAATGTAACGTTCTGATACTGATCGTGTATTTCAAATGTTTTTTCACCAAATGATATCCACGCGCCGTTTATAAATACAATACTGTTTTTAAAGTCGCGTTGGTGCTTTTCTGGAGCTATAAAATCTTTACATAATGTAAAGATAGTTCTCGTGATGTCTTGTTTAGTAACCATGTTTGTATTCTCCGTTAAAAAGGGGTTAGGACAACCAGCATTCTAACTGGTTGTCATCTTCGTTTGTGAGCTCTTCTTCAAGGTTCCAGGGTTCCAGCCCTAAAACACATGTGTGTGTTCCTTCTGAGTTGTGGTAACAGAAGGGGCACTGGATGCAGTGCTCAATTGCTTCATCGTTGTTCAGTGTTGCTACAAGTTCTCCGTTTTCGTAGAATCTCATTTTTTATCTCCTTGTAGTTGTTCTTACTACATATACTATATTATCTCTAAAAGTATATATACTTATCTATCTATAATATTAAATTCTTATAATTTAATATTTGTTTACGATAGGGGTTTAGAAAATATTCGAAGCCGAATTTGGGCGCGATTTACCAATCTAACTCTATACTACTAGTATTATATATATATATATATTATTATATATAATATTAGAGTAGTGTATTACTGTGGAGGTGGAGGGGGGCGGGTGGACGGGCCCCGGGAAGGGGGGTATTGTTTTTTAAGAATTTAATATTTTTGAAAAAAATCCACGCCCATACAAAAGCCCGTTTGGCAAACGGAGCTCGGAAACGGCTCGCCTTATTTTATAATAGGTGTTATAAATAAATGAGATAAGTATATAAAATAATAAATTATTTTTTGGGTGGTTTGAGTGATTCAAGCCAGCCAAAGACGCCATTTGAGTAAATAACCCGTAATCCATGTTTTTCGATATAATTTGTTATTATATAATACAGATACTCGGAGTCAGGGGTGTTGTCTATCTCCCGGATCCGCTTCTGTTCGGCGATTATCTGACCTTTGGATACGGTTTCCATACCGGAAATACGCATAACATCTGCGGGAAATAGGTATAGGTTCTCGGCGATCGTCTGCCGCTGTTCCAGTGTAAGTGCGGGGAGCCGGCTCACGCTGACCCCCTCCTGACTTGATCTTTAGTCAGATACTCGGCCTCGGATTCGGTCACTTTGGCCCCTTTCCGATTGACCTTATAATCCGCTGGGACTAGCAAACACCGGCAGTTATATTCGCCGATAAACGGGGCGTTTCGATGTTCGTATATTTTCCCGTTTCGCATCTCATGTTCGGGTCTGACAGCCTCGTCTCCCGCGGTCACATACTCAACATACTGAACCCCTGACTCTTCAAACGATGCTGACCGTGCATCATTCCGGATCTTACTCGCCTCGGTCCGGGCGGCAGTCATCGCGTTGTGTTTAGTCCCCGCGAAATATGCTTCTAGTTCTTTGGCTATCTGTCGGGGGTGAACGCCTGCCTTTTCCGCGTCACCTATCATGGTGATAATGTTAGATGTGTCTCTGACGCTCATATCAGCCAACCACGGCACGAACGTCTGTCGGGTGGTTGCTTTATACATCCCGCTGGGTTGAAGCGTCAGAACACGCTCTATGCAGTCTGTGCCGCCATTGAGGATATTCCTGGTATAATCTGATACGATCTTATCGGTAATACCTCGAGCACTCGCGACCGTGTATCCGGTCGTTGCCAACCCTGACAACGCTTCTCGCGATGCAACCATAGACATCTCTCGTGCCGCCTGCGCGAAAATGGTAGCCATAGCGGTTTGCCGTAACCGCATGAGCTTATCTATCTGGGTCTGTTGCTGTTTCGATACCACGGTTTATTACTCCGTGGACAAGTTCATTATTCCGTATATCCCGTCCATCGCTTTTTTATTAAGCTCGATGATGCGCTTCTCAGTATCGGACATGATTTTCTCCTCTGGTGATGTAAAGTTCTCTACATCAGCGACATTCCCGAAACTAAACCCTCCTGCGGCTTGATACTCCTTTTCGAGTGCTGATTCAAGTTCCGGTGTGGTTTCCAGCAAATCAAGTTCGTTGAGATTGTTCCGTATTTCGGCTTTGGTCAGGCTCTTACCGGCAATACCCACCTTGACTTGTTCCAGTTTGGCGGATGTTTTATCAACGGTCGGGCGTTTGAGTTTGATATGGCACGAATGGTTAACATACCCGTTCATCTCGAGGATTGTATTATACTCACGTTCGAGCCATTCAACCGACATCTCCTGTAAGCTCTTAATGTAATCCGCATAGACCTGACCGCGGGTATAGTCTGAGCTACCAAGGGCCGTTGTCTCGGCTTGGAAGGCTGATAGAGGGTTGAAATAATCGTTGATATACTTGACAAGCACGGCTTTCAGGTCGGCGGCAGTCGTGGTCTCTCTAATTTTCAGGTCCGGGAACGTTGCCCATGGAGGTATGACAAATGCACTATCCTTACCCCATCGTTTGGCAAACGCGGCAAACCATGTGGTTATCTCATCTTTACTCGGTTTTGGTGTATGGTCCGGATTGACCTGCGGCATGATAGTGGGCGCACCAATGCGGTTAATCTGCTGACATAATGCTGTATCTACCAATTCTATCGTTGCCATCAGCCTATACAACGGATAACAAATGGCCTTACCCGCGTATTTCGGGGTAGAGAGATCTGTAATAGATGTTACATTGGTAAGAAGTCTGGTCTGGTATGTTTCGTAATCCGTCTGGAAAAACATCGGATTGCCGTCTGAATCGAGTGTAATACCCGGCAACAGCGGATTAATAATGGTTCCAGTCTGATATCCCGTGAACGATTCTGCGGGGAGATGTCTGATCTCGGTGATAGTCCATTTCCCATTTACCCGAGCGCGCCCGATACTATTCAGAGACGCGCCCCAGAATCCGATATCAGGATATACGTTCTGAATGGCCGACCACGCCCGAACATCTTTAAAGTTCTGCGCGATTTCTTTCGTTAATTCAGGAACTTCCTCCTCTTTATCATCGTTTGTTACAGTAATTGTCGGCAGTTCAGGGTAAATCTGCACGCCAAAATCCTTGATATTTTTGGCGAGATATACGCTGTTCGTCCATTCCCGAACAGTTTCGACAGTGACTTTCTTCGGCAGGTTGCGAACCCCGCCCGAAACAAGCCCTTCGGATTCGGCTTTAGTTGGTTTTTTTGCTACTGGCATGTCAATATTTCCGGCGTATCACGTCTGATAACGCATTGAGTGGTATATACGCGCCTATAAATGATTATTGTTTGTATAGGTATTGGTTGATATATATGGTTAAGTATATATACTTAGATAACCTATTATTAGTATCCAACAATGGAGGTAAAAATGAAACTGAAAATTAAGATCAAGGAAGTTAAGAAAGAGTGGAGACAACTAACAGAGTTAGAGACGTTATTAACCGATATCTCGAGGCTTAATCAAGTCCCAGAATCGTATAAAGATAAACTCAAATGGCAATTAAAATTACGAGGTATTACGGGGTATGATATCAGTTCGGAAAGGATACTCGGTCTTTTCCGCACCGAGACTATCCGGGACGCGACGCCGAAAGAGATTATTGCATGGCATTGTTTAGAATCGTATAAAGAATGCGACAGAGTGGACGACACTTGTTATGCATGCCCGTTAAATGTTATCGGAGGTATTTGTGTCCCTAGAAAATGTGAAGAACGATCGAAAAAAGTATTAGAAGGCAAAGAAGTAATTTTAGAGTTAGTTTAACTCTCTTTTTTTAAATCAGTCCGCCACCCGACATAAACCCGTAATCCTCGTAAGTTCCGACGCCTATATCATCCTCGAAAGCGTAACGTGTGGCGTCGATGCAATTGTGGACTAAGATACCATTGGCAAAATATTCGTGAGAATCTTCAACAGTTAAATCATAAACTTGCATCTTTCCGGCGTCTTGCACCGATACGATTTGCGCACCCGTGGTTACAGATTTATTTAAGCAATACAGCGCGTCGGTATAACTTATTTCATCTATCGGCACAAACCTTTCCGAGTTAACAAATAGTTTATGGTCGTGGGTTGCTGTCAATGAATAACCATTGGTTAATTTTACTGATACTACATCCCTAACCCCATTATCCCAAACCTTTGATACTCGTTTGAATCCATCTCTTGTTAAGACCTTATCACCTACTTTTAACGCTTCAATGGGTATCTGTCCGGCATCGGTTGTTATCAGGGTTCCCTCTGCAATACAATGGTTGTCAAAGTCAACCAACCGGCTTAATATCGTGCCGTCCTTCGTCCGGGCATAGTCGATCGTCCTAAACTCCCGCCCTATATTCGGGGTCCGTCTCTCGTCGATAACAATCTCCAGTATCTCATCGTTCAACCATTTTTCACCTGACTCGACACTGCCGGGTCCTTTAGTCGCCGGGATTATATTTGTAACGTTGTAATCATTTTGATATAGGTCTATGGTCTTTGGTTCTGATGAGTCTGCCTTGATATACGTATGGTCATTGGCATATTTTCTCTCTTTGAGCCAGTCTGCATTAGACCGGTCTGTCAACCTCACCCCATACCGTTCATCTACTGCATATATTTTCCGGCGTGTTCGGTCGTAATGCCAGCGGACGTAGGTAAACGCATTGTTGGCATATCCCCAGTCAATACCACACCGATAATTATCAAAGGTCCGTAACTCCTCGTCTGTGATCTCGCGGAACACAAGATTATCAAACGGCATGACTCCGGACCCGACAGCCTCGCCAAGGAACTCCCATCTATACCGTTCGGGATTCGTCGCTTTAAGCTCTATCAGATTTTCCCGTAACTGTTTGCTGATATACGGGTTGTTATTGACAGTCGAATGATGCACATACGTATCATTGGAAATGAGCGAGGTATTGTATTTGACATTGACCCACGAACTAAGAGACCGCGGTGGGTTGTATGTGAAAAAGATATGATATTTCAGACCGTCAGGTAACCCAGCACGGATAACAGAGTTTACGATAGTCGATACTTCATCCTCGTTCTTGAACTCGGTAACCTCTTCAATCCATAAAATGGCGATAGGATACCGATGGGTTTTGATGGACTTGAGCTTCATCGGGTCATCAGCTCCCCGGAATATGATCCGGTTTCCGGTGGGCAGATAGGTAAGACCGAGTGGGGATTTAGACCGTTTCCAGTAGTCCGTAACCCCTAAAAGTTCAATGGCTTCTATCAGCTGTTCATAAACAGACTCGGAAAGGGTATTCGCGACCTTACGGACGACGAGAGTATTAACAGGGAATTTCATCATCAGGATGATGATACACATAGATACAAACGTGCTTTTCCCGGAGTTCCTGCCGCCCTTAAACACATAATATGTATATTTCGGGTCGGTCAGTGATAACCACGCATGATAAAAAGCGGGGGTTAAAAGATCTTTAATATATTTCTTCAACATCTAAATTGTCAGCCGTGCTGTCGGGTTTGGTCGCGTCTTTCGGTACATTATCAACAAACATGATGCCCATATTCCCCGTGACTTCATGCTTCTCTATTTTGAGCCCACCAAGTTCGTTAAGTTCCCTCTGGACTGCCAGACATGTTTTAAAATCCTTTTCGGTATGACACAATGAGAATAACATGTCGAGACGTTTGTAAGCCATACCAAGCGCGGCTTTCTTTTCGAGCTCGGTAACCTCCGATATTTCCGCTGTCGCCGCGGCAATATATTTATCGACCATTGATTCACTAACACCCCACCCCGCGTTTTCCACATATTGCATAATATCCCGCCGCCTTGACCCTTGTATTAATAACCGATATACCGCGGCTATTCTCGCTTCATATTCTGCGTTCGTCGATTTAGGCATAGAGTATATATAATGTTTAATCTGTAATATGTGTTTCGCCG